ATCACTTTAATTTATTAGTAAATCGTTCAATAATCTTGTTTATGTCGTTAAAATCTTTTACAGTTAATGCAGCACCATTAGGCGCTCCAATTGTAAATAACTTTGCTGCTTTTGATTTAATAGACATAGCCATATTTTTGGCTTGAGTCTTTGTTATCTTAGCCATTGTAATCACGCATTTGTTAATACTGAAGCTGTAAAGTTTAATTGAACAGGTATCATTTCGGGTGACATTATCGGCTGAACGCTTGATGGATCAGAACAAGTTACTGCACCCGCTAAGTTTCCAAGATTGTCAAAGACTTGAGCGCCGCCGCCCGGACTTTCAATTTTAGCACCGTCAATTGATGTGAAAACTGCTTTGACTATTCTTTGACCCTGTAATGTATTTCCAATTTGATTAGAAGTCTGCAGATCTAGAAGAGATGTTGTGGTTCCCGAGGCAGGGGTGCCGATAAATATTCTATCAACTCCTCTGTTAGTCCTAACGATTAGAGCCGCATCTCTTTCGCTTGCAGTCAAAGTAAGAACACGCAATACATCGCCCGGTTGGAGAGTTACCGGAGAACATAGCATAGGTGTGCTTGAAGCGACTCCATTAACGCAAACGGGAATTGTAGCCAGGATCAGACCTTGACGAAGAATATAAGCATAAGAGATGCCATTTAGAGCTGTAACTAATCCGCTAACGACTCTAGCGCCCGGCATATAGTCACCGATATCCTGAGCCGTCACGGTGAAAGCGACTGCAGTTTGTAAGGTTGCCTCTGTGGATTCTGCAATCTCGCTTGAAAGTGGTATTTTTCGACCGTCAGCGCAGTTTAAAACGCCTGTAACTGTATTTGTAGCCATAATAATCACTATCCTAAAGACGAATGCCCCTACCTAATGCCGGTCTTACAAGATTTCTGTTAATATTGTTGATTGGCGCTCTTAAAAGCCTTCTTCCAATTTTAAATCCGACTGATACACCAAACGCCTGTGCAGCCATTGGCACTAAGTTTGATTGAAAATTAGCAGCCATAACTGAAACGGCTTGACCCGGTTGCATCATCATATCATTTAGAGAGATTTGATCCGTTCCTACAGCTTCCATTGTGTAAGTATTACCTGTTAATTGATTGTAACTACCTACTCTTTGCATTCCTATGTCGCCAGATCCTGTAAAGAAATCCCAAACGCCCCCGCCTGTCGTTCCCTGTGCAAGGATTTGAGCGTATGTTAATGATTCTAAAGCGTTTAAGACGCTAAACGATGGTCGTGATCTAGATTTCTTTTTTTTGCGAGGCATAATGTAACTCCGGCAATAACTCGCTATTAATCCTTCTTAACCATTTTTTGGAATTGCCCATTATTTTCTCTTAATTGGATCGCAGGATTATTTTGACCCATTCGCATCTGAATCATATTCGCTATTGCTGCCTGAATTGGGTTGATAGGTTCTGCAGTAGAAATACCCATATTCTGCATAACAGCTGCTATCTTAGAATCTAAATCTGTAGCCAAAAACTCGCTTGATTCTCTAATTTCACGATTAATTTGAGCCAAACCCCAAATAATGACAAATATTTCAATTATAGTGCATATTATAATTACCAGTTCCGTAAGCATAGCCAATCCGACCCTCAAGCGGGTCTTAAACGTTTTTTTTCTATAATAATAATAATAATAATGTAATGTATTGTATAGTATAGTATAATGGTATTAATTAATGAAATTATTACAATGTTCTGTAATAAATACACTTAATACCCCTGCAGGGTTCGGACAATCATGCTCGACCAAGAGATAATTGAACGATTCGCCGCCGATATGAACTCCCAGGGATTTCAAGTGATGAAATGCCCCGAATGTTTTGGGGCAATTTGGGTTGAGGGTGATACCGACCCAAAGACCGGAGAAAATACCAATCTGAAATTAATGCGATATTCCACTAAAGAACAATGTAAAAAATGTTCAGATCTACATGATAAGGTGTGTGTTCAAGAATGACCGAATACGATGAATACTCAACGCCCCCTAAATTAGTATGCCAATTAATTGAAAAGTTAGAGCATAAAACTTATCCAAATACTTCTGATTTAACATTTTTAGACCCATGCGCTGGCAGGGGTAATTGGGTTAAACAGTTAATTAGATTCGGATATAATGCTGAATATTGTGAAATATTAGAAGGTTTAGATTTTTACAAATGCACAGATCAATATGATGTAATAATAGGAAACCCGCCCTTTTCTCAGATGAGTAAATGGCTTCTCCATTCTATGAAATTATCGAATAAATATATTTGTTATATTATGCCAGCTCATTCACTTTCATATAGAAGATTAAAATTATTTGAAGAATTAGGCTGGAAATTAACAAACATACATAGTTTTGATAATCCGAAAGAATGGGAAATTGGTTTTGCTCATTTTTTCTGTATTTGGGAATATTTACCAGAAGAATCTGGCCGAGCGTTTGAAAATGACATAATCGGCAGAAAAGAAGGGGTTCAGAAAATATTGGGTGATTTTATATGAAGTTAAGATGTAAACATTGTCAAATAGTTCTCGATTTTGAAACCTTTGAAGATATTCAAAAAGAAAATAATACTCAATGCTGGGTAACTATCAAAGGAGTTAATCATCACTTTAATCAGTTGGTGATGAAATGAATAAAAATTGTTCTAATCCAAATTGCGGAGAAGGTAAATTGTATGTTGCTTGTTGGATGTGTCCTCAATGAGTCGAATAATTAGAACGGTTTCATTAGACAAACACGCTGATGAATTAGCTGCTAAAAAATCAAACTTTTCAGCTTGGGTTAGAAAAGCCCTGGAAGAAGATTATCAAAACGTCTCATTAATTCATGTGACAAAATCTATTTATGAAATTAATGGGATCTGTAATCCGACTGCATCTCCTAGATGCACTATTTGTTATCCATACGGTAAACCATCAATGGAATTAATTCGTAAGTATAATAGTGAAAAGGGCGTTAATGGAATTGGAATTATTGAAGCAAGAGAAAACCTTCTCAGAGACACTAAGAAACACTATGACGGCGTCATAGTGGATATTAAGCCAGTAATTGAAGAAAAAGTGCCTTTACCCCCCCCTAAGAGGGAGAAAAAATATGTTAGGCGTTTCTTGAAATGGTTAATTGAATGGATTTAAGTCTATATCACCATCAAAAGGATTCAAGTCTAGATTTCCTATAATTTGAGTAAAACTGTCCTGGGCATTATCAACTAATCCCGTAGCGACTCCAGCTGCATTTTGGGTTGCACCAAAAATCGCTTCAAGACCTTGATATGTCCAGGGCGTTGATCCAGGTAAACTTTCAATTATTAATTCAGGCATATTGTTGTAAATTGAATATGCTTCTCCTTTTACTTCTTCGTAAGTATCTTGAAAATCTCCTATCAACTCTGAAACTGTATTCTTCGCCAGATCTAAACCTCTTGAGCCTAAATCCCATTTGAAGCCTAGATAGACGCCGTATAATGATAGAATGGTAGCAACGAACGAAACATCAGACAAAGCCGCTACAATAGGGTTCAAAACTCTATTAATTGAATAAGCCGTCGATGTTTGTTCAAGCATTTGTCTCTCGACTTTACCCAGGACATATTCATGCCGAATAATTTGATCGGGTTTTGGCTTAGGCAAAATTAATCCCGAACCTTATCTTTTTATTGAAATTAACAGAATAATCCGATGTTGGCATAGTTGATGGCATAACATTTTGAGTTATACTATTAGTCTGCATATTCAACTTAGCACCTTGAGTTATTGTCGAATTGAATCCTGTTCCAGTTCCATCCGTATGAATCCACATCGTAGGACTATTACCAGCTGCATAATTTGAAGTCCACACATAAACCATCCAATATTTAGTCCCTTGAACTACGCTTACAGTTGAACCAGGAGATGCAGATACTACTGCCGCCGAATTACAATTAATATCTGCTTTAGCGCCAATAATTGCATCGGGATAACCTGAACCTGAATCAGAAAATACAGCAACCTGAAGAATATTCGTTCCGCCACTAGTTGAGTTTACTCTGACTTCAAAATCTGAAATATTACCAGAAGTAGGCGCTACCCAGGGATAACACATTATTGCATTAGTCCCTACAGTTGAAGCACTTTGAGCAGTTCCACCATAAGGCGCAGCATCTCCTGGGACGTATGTATCATTAGAGGCATTGAAAACCGCCCCAAAACCAAAGTCACCAGATCCACCGCTACTGCCTGAACTGGTGAAGCCATTCCACTCACCCGCTACCGCCATCCTCGCTAATTGAATTAGAACAACACGGCGAAGATCATCTTCATTAATGCCCTCAACAAATATCTTTTCAGCTGCCCCCTGGAAATCTGAATAACTTAGATTCTCTAAGTCTTGAGTTTTTAGCAATTCGTATAATCGTTTATCCTTATCAGCGTTAGGTAATGGCATAATTACTCCTCTTCATCTGTCCAGATGTATTCAGCATCGTCTGAATCTTCAGGATTGACTATTATAACTGCAGGACTCACGACAAAAACCCTACCCAATCGCCTTTAACAGCTGTTACAGCAAACTTCAACAATACCAAGCGTCTTAATTCATCTTCATTTAACATCTCAACTGAAAGTGGTTTGCCAATATCCATTACTGTAGGATTATCTCCAGTAGCAAAAGTCTCTAAAGTTTGATTTTGAGATAATGTATAAACTCTAGGGGATCGCTTTTCAGCATTAGGTAACGGCATATTATCACTTTAATTTATTAGTAAATCGTTCAATAATCTTGTTTATGTCGTTAAAATCTTTTACAGTTAATGCAGCACCATTAGGCGCTCCAATTGTAAATA